AAATCCATCAACGGCGGCGCGCCGAAGTTCTCCACTTCCGTACTTATTCCTAAGTCCGACACCGTCACCGTGACTAAGATTAAGGCGGCTATTCAGGCGGCCTACGAGGAAGGCCAGGGTAAGCTGCGCGGAAGCGGCAAAACTGTGCCTCCGCTCTCCACTCTGAAAACGCCCCTCCGCGACGGAGATGTCGAACGCCCGGACGATGAGGCGTACAAGGGTTGCTGGTTCGTAAACGCCAACAGCAATAACGCTCCCGGCGTCGTGGATGTCCACTGCCAGCCCATCTTTGACACCTCGGAAATCTACTCCGGCGTGTATGCCCGTGTGTCTCTCAGCTTCTATGCTTTTAATTCTAACGGGAATAAAGGCGTCGCCTGCGGTCTTCAGAACATCCAGAAAATCAAGGACGGCGACTCCCTCGGCGGCAAAGCGAAAGCTGAAGACGATTTTAGCGACGGCTATCAGAGTGATGCCAACGACGACTTCCTGGGTTAAGGGAGGGCTGACACTATGACAAACATCCAGTCAATGATGCTTGCGGTCTGCTTTGGTGCCGTGGTAGGGACTTTCATCGGCAACATTTTCACTATCGTAAAGTTTGCGATTGATGAGCGCAGAGAGAAAAAACGAATCCGCAAAGATAACAAAGAAATACAGTAACCAAAACGGGCGGCGGAGGGAGACAGTCTTTCTCCGTCGCTTTTCATATGGAGGAAACGAATATGTACGATGACAGCTATTACGATTACCTCGACTATATCGAGGGCAAATGCATGAACGATTCAGAAGACTGCGGCTGCCCGGAGGAGGATGACGATGAGGACTCTCGAAATTGACATTGAGACATTCAGCAGCGTGAGCCTACAGAAATGTGGAGTGTATAAATACGCTGAATCTCCGGATTTTCAGATTATCCTCTTCGGATACAGTATGGACGGCGGCGAGGTGAAGGTTGTTGACCTTCTGCAGGGTGAAACCATACCGCAGGATATTCTTGACGCCCTCACGGACGATGCCGTTATCAAATGGGCGCACAACAGCGGATTTGAGCGGGTGTGCCTGTCACGGTACCTCGCCGATATGGGCGTCAGTCTCGACTCCTTCCACGATAACCATCCGCTGTCACAAGAGTATGGCCGTTTTTTGAACCCATCATCTTGGCGCTGCTCCATGACCTGGGCGGCTTATCTCGGCCTTCCGCTCTCCCTTTCGGGAGTCGGAGAAATACTCGGTCTTGAAAAGAAAAAGCTGACTGAGGGCAAGGAACTCGTTAAATTCTTCTGCCAGCCATGTGCGCCAACAAAGGCAAACGGCGGCAGGACGAGAAATCTGCCCTTCGACGCCCTGGAGAAGTGGGAGCTTTTCAAATCCTACAATCTGCGCGATGTGGAAGTCGAAATGCAGATTCAAAGAAAACTGGCGAAGTTCCCCGTGCCTGATTTCGTGTGGGACGAGTATCACCTGTCCGAAGAAATAAACGACAGAGGCATCGGCGTGGATATGCCTTTCGTATCCGCTTGCCTGTCCCTGGATGCAAGGTCAACAGACGCGCTGACCGAAGCCATGCGAGAACTGACCGCACTGGAAAACCCCAACAGCGTGGTGCAGGTCAAGGGTTGGCTTGCGGATAACGGGCTTGAGATAGACACCCTCGGCAAAAAGGAAGTGTCGGCACAGCTAAAGAACGCTCCGGCGGAGCTTGTGCCGGTGCTGCAGTTACGACAACAGCTTGCGAAATCATCCGTGAAGAAATATACGGCAATGGAAAATGCCGTCTGCGCCGACAGCCGTGTCCGTGGAATGTTCATGTTCCTCGGAGCCTCGCGCACGGGCCGGTTCGCGGGGCGGCTTGTTCAGTTGCAAAATCTGCCCCAGAACCATATCCCTGACCTTGACGAAGCCCGCGCTCTCGCCGGAGCCGAAGATTACGACGCTCTTGAAATGCTGTATGAGGATATCCCGGATACCTTGTCCCAACTTATCCGCACTGCTTTCATGCCGCAGAACGGCAGGAAGTTTATCGTGGCGGACTTCTCGGCAATCGAGGCAAGGGTCATATCGTGGTTTGCCAAAGAACAGTGGAAATTGGACGCTTTCGCCAAGGACGAGGACATTTACTGCGCCACCGCTTCGCAGATGTTTCATGTCCCCGTGGTCAAGCACGGCGTAAACGGCGAGCTCCGGCAGAAAGGCAAGGTCGCGGAACTGGCCTGCGGTTACGGCGGCTCCGTGGGTGCGCTCAAGGCGATGGGCGCTCTGGAGATGGGACTAAAGGAGTTGGAGCTTCAGCCCATCGTGGATTCATGGCGCGGTGCGAACCCCAATATCGTCAAGTTCTGGTGGGCGATCGACCGGGCGGCAAAGGCGGCTATCAAGGGCAAGACACATACATCCGCTAAGGTTATATATTGCAGTACATCATAGGTTCTACTCGCACCGTTATTGTAACTGGGATAGGCATTGACGACTCTTGCATTAAACCACTGGTCAAGGATCGTATTATATGCCACTGCCTTTTGTTTTTCTTTACCTGTTTTTGCATCAACAACAGTAAACTCAAATTTATTATGCACATTTGCTTTTTCTTGTAAATTCATATTGCCCTCCTAAATTGGTAAGCTTGATACAGCTGTAAGTATTACACTAACCCCTTGAACAGTTGCCGCTGCCGTTTCCTTATGGACTGAATAACGAAACACTGCATTTACAAGGATTACTCTTGGGTTATTTATCTCAGCATTTACGGTTTCATTTTTTGCATTGCCGTATAAACTGATAATTTCTCTTGCAACAGAGCCTGACAATGCTTCCAATGGGTGCTTTTGACCGGGATGTTTAAAATAATAAGCCCCACGGCTCTCGGCAATGCTTATTGTCACATCAATGCTTCTGACAAAATTAGGTGACACTGTAATAACAAGCGCCTGTAATACACTGTCATAACTTACACTGGCTACAGTCATAGTCGGCGTTATGGTAATTTTTGACGCCAAGTCCTCCAGCACTGAAGATATCGGGAGGTTCAAAAACAGCTTGAAACCGGATGCGTTTTTTGCATCAACGTTTATTTTCTCTGTTCTTGTAACCGACAGCGTAGGTGCGGTAGTGGGATATTGTAAAAACCACAAGCCTTCAATATCGGCCACAGCATGGTCAGTGCCATCACTTTGAAGAAAAACATTCTTTGTATTTTCAATCAGGCAGACAACATTTTGCACCTGTGCATTGACGGTTTCAGGTCTGAAGGACATCCCGGCATAATTCCTTTGGGAAAGCGTCCATTTTATTTGTCCTGCGTTTTCACAGACAAAACCTATTCTGAAATCATTGGTGCGGAATACCGATAGTGTGTTGTTCCCAGTGCCAAGTTCGGTTACTTCATAGGACGGTTCCCATATAAGCTCACCTGTATCCTGATAGCAAAATGCTCTGTAATATACCTTGCCACCCTTTAAATATCCGACAATTAGTCCTTGATCGAGACCTAACATTAAAGTAGACCGCCAGCCTTTGCATACGCTGATTTGTGATACTCCAATATCAAGAATAATTTGTGTTGCCCCATCATCCCACTTTTGAGCATAAAGGGCATCGTCGGTTCCTATCCAAAACAAATAGGGTGTTTCCTCGGTTTCGAGGATGTACCAGCGATTATTGGCTTCCAATACCCAATTACCGTTAAACTCAATACCCACATCCTTTGCGTTAGTAAGCGTCCAAATGTATTGCCAAGGGTTATCAAGGTCAGCAGGAAAATGGCGTTCATAGACTTTTGTGATTCCATTATCAATACAAACGGCATAGGCTCTTGACGGCGTTTTTTCACCCGGTAGTTGCCGAATTGCCACATCTCCAAAAGCAGAGGGAATATCCTCATGGATTGGTTCTGAAATTAAGGTGTTGACCGTTGCCTGCGTCGCAACAAGCCGTAAGTTTGGCTGTGCTTCCGTTGCTTCAATCTGCCATTTTTCATTCAGTTTATCTATAAGCGCCTGCGGAATATACTTCATTGACTACACCTCCACTACTTTGGAGAGTGTGGCAGTTACCTCATAATACCCCAATGTGAGCCTTTTAAAATCAGTAAGTTCAATAATTCTGCCGTAGTAAATACCTGTGTTTACCCTCACTTCCAAAAGGGAAGCGGCATCCTCCGCTTGCGAAAGCAACCGTTTGCTGTCTTCCGTAACATACAGCTTTAATTCATAACTTATGGTAGGCGCACCGATACGCTGAATATATTGCTGCCCGTCAAGGGTATTATGGATGGTGCGGATAACATCCTGTTTTTCAAGAAGGCTTACAAAACGGGTTATTACCTCGTTTGTATCACGGTTTTTGAGTAAAGCCATTATCTGCGCACCTCCTTTCTCAACTCATCGATAATAATATCCACAACACCTGTTAATTCACTTTTTGCATTGATACCTTCGACCCGGATTGTGCCGGTGTGGTTATATGTCATGGAAGATACTCCTGCATAAGCGGGATGCAGTCCGTTCAGGCTTGCGTTAATATCAAAGTTTGTGGGAATAGCTTTTTTCATATCCTTTTCAACGGATGTCATTGCCTTTAAAAATCCCGAACCCAGACCTTCGCCCATGTTGCCGCCGATACCGGCAAAGACTGTTGACGGGGAGTGAATGCCAAGCAATCCTTTAACTCCGTCTACAATTCCACTAAAAAATCCAGTGACCTTATCGGCTATCCATTTACCCATGCTCACTATACCGTCCCATAAACCTTTAACGATATTTACACCAATTTCTCCAACCATACCTACGGCTTTTCCAAGACCGATTACGATTGCTGCGATGATTTCCGGCAGTTTTGCCACAAGCTGGGGTATGGCTTTAATAAGCCCGACCGCTAACTGGATAACGAGTTTTATGCCCATTTCGATTATTAAGGGAAGGTTGTTTGTTATGAAATCTATGATTGATGTAATTATCCGGGGCAGAGCATCTATCAGTTTCGGCAATGCATTAAGAAGTCCTGTAGCTAAGCCTTGAATAATTGCAAATGCAGCCGCAAGGATTTTATCCATGTTAGCAAGCAGGGTTTCCACAATGAGGATGATGGCGTCGACAATGGACGGAATCAGTTCCGGCAGAGCATCACCTAAGCCTTCTGCAAGCGCAGTCACCAATTGTATCGCTGCTTCGACAAGGAGAGGCAAGCTGTCCACTAAAGCGTCGATGATGGTCATCACCGCTTCGACCGCTGCCGGTATAAGTTCGGGCAGAAGTTTTAGAAGAGTGTTCAGCACCTGTGTGAACAGCTCCGTTACCGTTTGTAGCAGCATTGGCAACAAGTCGCCTATCGCCTGTAAAATCGCATCAGCTGCTGCAGGCAGAGCCGCAACGATATTTTGCAAGACCGGCACGATGTTTTTAACCACCGACTGGAAAGCGTCCACAAGGTTCTGCGTCAGGTTAGTCATATCAGCATTGGCGTTTCCAAGCCCTGCCGTAAAAGAACCGAGGGCAGCTTGCAACAGACCGATAGAGCCAGAGATTGTCTGCGTGGATTCTCTTGCGAAGTTGCCCGCATACTGCTCGGTGTTTTCAAAAAACATCTGCATGGCAACCTCAGCTTTTTCGGCTTGGGTCGCACTTGACCAAGTAAAGTCAAGCCCTTTGGCGAGAGCGTAGGCTTCAATGTTAGTTGCGTTCATGGCGACGCCAAGGTTATCCATCATTGTGAAGTTTCCCTTTGCCGCGCCGGTAACAGCCTCCATTGCCATTGACATATCAATGCCCATGACAGATGCCATGTCTGCCGCTCGCTGCATCGCTTTTTCGGTCAACTCAAGCGACTTTTGTTGCTCAAGACCAGAGCCTTGGAAAAGCGCTCCCATCTTGTTTGCCGTGGCGAGGTAGTCACTCTGGCTTACGCCGAGATTTTTATAGGCTTCCTCGCCAGTCTTTTGAATTCTCGCAGCATACTCGCCGAATACGGCTTCTGAACCGCCGAGGTTCTGTTCCAATTCACCAAACTGCTGCACGACTTCTTTGCCGAGTTTTATAGCGGCGGCTCCAGCTGCCACAGCCACCGCACCCATTGACGCGCCTATACCTTTGAGGATGCCGCCCAGCTTCTCAAACTTACCGCCGGACTTTTCCGCTTCATTTGCGGTGTCCTTCAATTCGTCTCCGAGGTCGTCGGTGGCTTCAGCGGAGTCATTAAGTTCCCGCTCCATTCCGTTGAGTTCAGCCTTGGCGTTGTTAAGCTGGATAGCCCAGTTCTGCGTCCTTTTGTCGTTTTCACCGAAACTTTCGGCGGCGTTCTTAAGGGCGGATTCAAGGGCAGAGATTTTATCCTTCTGTGCTTCGATGGCTTTATTCAGCACCTCGTGCCGAGCAGCAACCGCCTGTATTGATTTGTCGTTCTTATCAAACTCGGAAGCAACAAGTTTCATCTCGCTTCCAAGCACCTTAAAGGACTGGTTGATGTCGCGCAGGGCGTTCTTGAATTCTTTTTCGCCCTCCAGACCTATCTTCAGTCCGAAATTATCAGCCATTTGCGCGCCACCACCTTTCTTAAACAAGTTCTGACGGAATAATTTCTTCAATAAACATCTCGCGCTTGGGCTTTGCCAAGCCGAGGTACTGCCTGTGGCACTCCCACAAGTCCATCAAAAGACCGATAGGCGCGAGCCACGTTTCGTCTTCTGAGCGGTTTAGATGAACTGTGCCGTAATAGAGAAGTCGGGTAAACAACTCATCGTCGCTTACCCGACCTCCGCGTTTTTTGGGTCTGTCTCGCTTTCGATATTTCGAGCCGTTCCTTTGAACATCGCCTCGGTTATCGCCGCTTTGTAGGTCGCCAATTCCAAAGGCGTGGTAAGCAGTTCAACTTCCTCCTCTGTAAGCGGTTCCTGCGGTTTGTCTTTGTGCTTCAGATTGTGGATGAGAATGGACTGATTCGCAAGTAACGTAATCAGCCATATAATTTCATCGAGGGCAAGTTCAAAATTCTCTGCCTTGAGCAGTTTTTCCCCGAGATTTTCAAGCCCACCGTAGCGACGAGCGATTTCCTTGGTTGCACGAGTTGTGAGGACTAAGGTGTACTCCGAGCCTCCGATGTTGATTTTTGCACTTCTTTCGTTATCCATCTGTCAGCCCTCCTTATACACCAGACACGAATGTCGGTTCATAGACAGCGGTATACCAACTGCTGATGACAGTTGACTCGATGTCACTGTCGTCTTCGTCAGCTTCCGCTTTCCACGGGTGCAGGTTGCCTGTTGCTGTTTTATTTCGGCGAATTACAGTCCCCTCGATTGTTGGGGTAGAAAAAGTGATGCTATCGCCCTTAGTGGCAAGATTGGTGGATGGCACTCCGAATTTTACGCGGTAGAGCCAGAAGTGTAAGTGACTGTGCGGCGCTTCGCAATTCACTGATGCAGAGGTGGAGTTCACTCATCTTGCTCATCAGGATTTCCTCCTTTCTCGGTTGACTCATCTCGCTTTTGGAGTGCGAGCAGCTTCTTGGCGAGACGTTTGGACACGATGCTTATCGCTGTCAGGATACCTGCGAGTTCTTCGTCAAGGTCGACATCGCGCAAGTCTGTGTCCGTGTTTTTGGCCTTTGTTTCCATTGGTCTACCTCCATTTCTGAGGGAGGTTTAATCCCCTCACCATCCACAGGACAGCGAGGGCAGGTTTGGCAACCGAGGTCGAAAGTTTTTATTCAGCATCCATAATGCTGCGTAGTTTCTCAATGACCTTTTGCTTGCGTTTGCCGACAGCCTGATGGGATATACCGATTTCAGCGGCATAGTCCCGCTCTGTGCGGTCATTGTAGAAAAGGGCGTTTATGAGCGATTGCTCGTCAGGGTCTAAATCGTTAAGGGCTGCTACAAGCTGTTCGAGGAGTAACTTGTCTGCTACCAACTCAGCCAAATCCACTGAATCAGCGACTTCGTAGCCTTCTTCGTTGAACTTGTTTAGGGAAAGGTCACTGCCCTCGCGGGACTTTTTGCAGGTACGGCAGTCCTTAGTGCAACGGAAGCCGTTCTCATCACGGCATCTCTTGGCGCGCTCCTTTCGCTTGTGTTCCGCCCAAAGTGGGCGTTTGTAGGCTCTGTAGACTTCTTCCGTGACAGGAATTTGCTCTCCGTCGATTTCGATAAAACGTTCTTTGCTTGTATTGTCATTGTTGAAGTTATTTGTCATAAACTTGACTCCTTTCAATTATGCAAGGAGCCAAGCAAGGGCAATATAAAGAGCCGGGTGGGTCACGAAACACAAATAGCCGGATGGTTACGAACTTGCGTTCCGTAACTCATCCGGCTATTTGGTAGCTCTCACTCGGCTCCGTTGCTCGGTACGAATTTACTATAAAGTTTGTTGATTGATTAACTGTTACGCCTGTTGCAGACTTGATTAAGGGCTTGCCCGTGGTAAGGGATGCTTAGAGTGGTATGCCATACGCATCATCTCCTTTCGTTACTTTCTTATGTATTGGCGGCTTTCAGTTCTGACATCTCGTTGCAGGGAATTGATACAAACTTGCCGCATTGCGGGCATTTGAGCGTGACCTCAACATCCTCTTTGGGCAGTCGAGATATGTCAAAGGCACGGCGGTTACAGTTGGGACATTTCATCTTTTTCTTTTCCATCGTGCTGATCCTCCTTACAAAATGAACTATAACGCTACACAGCTATTTAGCGAAGTTGTGAGGTAAAAAAATAGGGACGCATTGAGCAAAGCTCGTGAACGTGGGTACTCACATTTAAAAAATGATGAGACCCAGTTCGTCGAGCCTTATACCGACCGACTCCTTGGAGACAACATAGAAGTCAGCCAGTTTCTCAATTATCCATTTGCGGGCGGGGATGAGCTGCCGTTTTACATATGGGTTAACCTTGCTTTCCGATTCAAACTGCTCAACCAGCGTGCAGAAGGTCTGCACTGGCATAAGGATGCGTGGGGCAACGTTAATGGCTTGCCACTCCATCCACATTTCATCAGTCCACTCACCCTGCTTTGTATTATCGAGTATGGTAGTAGGGCATTTATAGACCTTTGCAGCACGTTTATCAATTACAGATTGCAAAATGTGATAGTCGCGGTGTTTCCACCAATGAAAACTCTCGTGGGCGATAGTGTTGTTTTGACACCCTATGTTACGTTGGTTGAGCGTGTCGGGGTCAATAATCATTGTCCCCCAGCGTACCTTGATCTCCTTGTACTCCTCGGTTTCGGGAAGATAGATTTCTACCAATCCGCTTGTGAAACACATTTGTCCGTAGATGCTTAAGTCCTCGGTAAGGTGCCACTCGCAGATGCGGAGTCCCATCTTTTTTGTGACAACATCACGAATAGGCACTGGCATAGGGCTCTCCAGCGCCTTCGGATAGTATTCGCTCAAAAACTCGGTCGCAACGGCTTCGAAGTCGGTCTTTGTATAATGAGGCACAAGGTCATTTGTAATATTGGTCAT